TATTGTACAACAAATAGAAAAGAACCGTTTAAAAGCCGAAACAAGCGCGTATTGGGCGAACTGGTGGCGTGTATACGGATTAGGCGAAATAGGAATGCTTGAAGGCGTTATATTCAGTAACTGGAAAACAATCGACAATCTACCGAAAGACGCTAAATTAATCGGTATCGGATTAGATTTCGGTTATACGAACGATCCAACTGCAATAATCGAAATATACAATTACAACGGGCAAAGAATATTAAACGAACTAAAGTACCAAACGGGTATGCTTAATTCAGATATTGCAAAAGAACTACCGAAACACGTACCCGTATATGCTGATTCAAGCGAGCCTAAAAGCATTGAAGAAATAAAACGCTACGGAATAACGATTAAAGGCGTTACAAAAGGTAAGGATTCAATTAACTACGGAATAGATGTTATGCAAAGGAATGAATATTTAGTTACTTCTAACAGCGTTAATTTAATTAAAGAGCTACGAGCCTACTGTTGGGACACTGATAAAGCGGGGACACGTTTAAATAAACCTATTGACACAAACAATCACGCTATAGATGCGCTACGATACCACGAAATGGAAACTTTAGGATTAAATTCTAACTACGGCAAGTATCACATTTGGTAAATAAATAATAGTTCGCACCCGTTCAAGTATGCAAATAGTGTAAATAAAATCTACATACTACAAAAACACGAATAAAAAGTTAATTAATAAGATGAAAACAGAAATAGTAATACCTACTTCATTAAGTGAAATACCTTTAAAGAGCTATCAAGAGTTCATGAAGGTAGTTGAGAAGTCGAACGACCAAGAGTTTATTGGCCAAAAGACGGTTGAAATATTCTGCGGTCTTCAAATGAAAGACGTAGTAAGGGTAAAATGGAACGACATCCGAGATTTAACAGTACACCTAAATAATATCTTCAAAGAAAAACCTAAGTTTCAAGCTACATTCAAAATAAAGGGTGTTGAGTTTGGGTTTATTCCTAATCTGGAGGATATGACTTTTGGAGAGTATATTGATTTAGAAAGTAATATTTCAAGCGTAGAAACTTTTCACAAAGCTATGGCTGTTATGTACCGACCTATCACAAAGAAAGTAAAAGATAGGCACGAAATATTTGAGTATACGGGTACAGATGAATTTAGCGAGGTAATGAAGTACGCACCGTTAAATGTTGTCTTAGGTGCAACGGTTTTTTTTTCGACTTTAGGAAGCGACTTAGTACAACATACGCTTACCTCTTTGGAGACGGAGATAAAGAAGAATCCGAAGATAATGACTTTAGCGAAAGAACGCAATTTAATAAAAGATGGGGATGGTACAATTCAATCTATGCGCTTTCTCAGGGAGACGTTACAAAGTTTGATGAAGTTACCAAGCTGGGAGTTAGAAAGTGTCTTACCTACCTTACTTACGAAAGACAGAAACGAGAAATAGAAGATAGAGAATTAAAAAAAATACAACGACATGGGTAATTATTATACGGTATTAGATACGTTAAAAACAAACTTAGAAAACGATCCATTTGTAAACACGGTAACGCAAGGTGATATTTTCGGAGTAGATTTAGCAAAGCAAACTATATTTCCTTTAGTACATATTATAGTAAATAACGCTACGTTTGAAAGTAACATAATTCGTTTTAACGTGAGTTTAATGGCAATGGATATTGTGAACAAATCAAAAGACGAAGATACGGATATATTTAACGGAAACGACAACGAAGTGTACGTATTAAATACTATGCTTTCAATTCTAAATAGATTGTACGAAGAACTACGAAGGGGGGATTTATTTACACTACCTTTTCAAGTTGACGGCAACCCAACGTTAGAATCCTTCGCTGAAAGATTTGAAAACTATTTAGCCGGTTGGACTATGACATTTGATATTTTAGTTCCTAACGAAATGACTGTTTGTTAATGAGTGAAAGATTAAAAGCCTTAGAAAAGTTTCGTGATTTAGTAGTAGCTGAAGCCAAAGCCAATTTACAAAAGATGGGTAAAGATAGCAGCGGTAAATTATCCAATTCAATAAAAGGCGACGTTAAAGAAATGCCGAACTCAATTGGTGTATATTTTGAAATGGAACCTTACGGTAACTTTCAGGACAAAGGTGTTTCAGGTACGCAAAGAAAATTTGACACGCCTTATTCGTATAAAACTAAAATGCCGCCACCAAGCGCGTTTGATAAATGGATCGTTCGCAAAGGAATAGCTCCACGAAGCGCAACGGGTAAATTTCAAAGCAGAAAAGGTTTACAATTTGCAATTGCTAAAAGTGTATTCAAATACGGAATTAAACCGAGTTTGTTTTTTACTAAGCCATTTGAAGCAGCCTACAAAACTTTACCAGATACGTTAATAGATAAATATGGATTAGATGCCGAACAGCTGTTAAACGAAATATTAGACCAAAATTTAAAGAATATAAAATGAGTATTTTTGCACGTTCACCTTATATAGTAGAAATATCTGAAACGGGACAAGACGGTTCTAAGTTAGAGGTATTTATTTGGAACGGTACCGGGAGCGCTCCAGCTTCACCAACGTACACGCTTAGTAAATTAATCCCAGCTTCAAACAACGTAAAGACGTATTATAATATTTCACCTTACATACGCGAGTATATCAGTTGGAACACAAGACAACAAATTTATAATTCTTTTCCAGCGAGTAACACAAGTCAATGGTGCAATGTTCAATTTAAAAGATACAAATTAGACGGTGGTATTTATACTCTTTTAAATACTACTACGACAAAAGCGTTTGACGGGTTTGGGTGGTATGAACAAGGATATAATTATTCTTTAGTAAATGACATTCTTCACGATGAGGGAACTTTTTATTATTATTATAACGGATCAAGTCCTAACGTTTTTTCAAGTTTAAGAGCTGGACATATCATGGTTCAAACAGCAACGAGCTACAAAGCGAAATATACTAATTTAGCAACGGCTGCTACATTCACTCAAAACTTAACAAATAATTCTTTAATAGACGTTCCAAGAGTTTACCAAAATTATTATGCTGGTGGGAACAAGTTAGAAATATTAAATAATTTAGATTTAGTTATTTGGACTGGATATTTCAAACCATTTGAGCTTTGCCGCTATACAGCCGTTTTGTGCGACTTTGTAAACAAATATGGGTGTTGGCAAAGGACGTGGTTTTTCGCAGCGTCTAACGATACCTTTAGCGTTGAAAACACGGAATACAATTTAATGCAATCAACGTTTCCTAACTACAATACTTTAGAAGGTCAACGCAAGGTGTTTAATACAACGGCAAAACGAAGCATTAAAGTAAACACGGACTGGGTAACTGAAAGCTATAACGATTTGTTGGAGCAGTTAATGACAAGCGAAAGAATATTAATTAACAGTTTACCTGTAAAGATTAACACGAAGTCAACGGAGTTATTCAAGAATATAAATCAAAAAATGATTAACTATTCTTTGGAGTTTGATTTTGCTTTCAATGCTATTAACAACGTGATATGAGACAAGTACAAGTTTATATTGAAGGTAATAAGATTGAACTATTCGAAGACGAACAAATTAATGTTACTTCGAGCGTTCAAAATATTAATGATATTTCAAAAGTATTTACTGATTTCTCGCAGTCTTTTACCGTACCAGCTTCAACGGTTAACAATCAAATATTTCAACACTTTTACCAAACAGACGTAGATTCTACAATAGACCATAACATACGAAGAAACGCGTTAATAGAAATTGACCTCACTACATTCAGGCGTGGTAAAATTCAGATTGAAAAGGCGAACGTTAAAAATGGAATGCCAGAAAATTACCAGCTTACTTTTTATGGTGAAATACGAACGTTAAAAGATTTGTTTGGCGAAGATAAATTGAATCAGTTAGATTTTAACGCTTTGGAGTTTGCTTATACGGGAACTAATATTTATAATAGAATAATTGATACGGCAACGGACTACGATGTTAGATATCCTTTGATTGCAAGTAATAGGTTATGGACATACCACCACGGCAGCGAAGATATAACTACTAATTCACACGCAATTCAATATAACGAGTTATTTCCAGCGGTAAAAATAAATAAGATATTTGGCGAAATAGAAAACAAATACGGTGTTACTTTTACGGGTACATTTTTAACAGACCCGAGATTTACAAAATGTTTTTTATACGGTAAAAACACGAACGAATATACTTTTATTACTGAAGCTGAAGATTTAGATTTTAGTTCAAAAGTAAGTTTTGATGAATTTTACTGGGATTTAATAAGTACACAAAGCGCAACTAATTTTGTTGACTTAGCTACAAACACAATAAACGTTCAAAACTTCGATATTGATGTAATAAAACATTTTATAGAAATTCAAGTAGTTTCTTTAAGTGCTGCAGCTACGTTTTACGTTGAAGTTTATCAAGATGGTAATTTATACCAAACTTTACAAGGCGATGCGGTTGGAGGTTTAAACGTAATAACATTTAATAATACTTCGGGTTTAGATACTGATATTACATTTAAAGTAAAAGCAAATGCTGCGGTTACTTTAGGAATGGTTGTTACTTATACGGCACGAGGTATTTACACGGATCCAAGTACAAACATTTCATATAACACGGATTCGGTATGTACTATTTCAACGGCAAACACTGTTTTAGCGGGTAACGTAAGCATAAATTCAACGCTGCCAGATATGAAGGTAGGCGACTTCTTTTCAGGCGTTCTAAAAGAGTTTAACGCAACTTGCGTAGCTACTTCAGAAAACACTTTTGAAATACTACCTTTAGAAGATTGGTATTCACAAGGTGCAATTGTAGATATTACACAATACACTGATATTGATTCAATAGATATTGAACGAATTAAACTTTATAAAAAA